ATCACTCGTATTGCAGCGTCAGCTGCAGCCACCGATTTCTTCGTTGGCACTGGTGACGTTTTCGGCCTTCCGATTGACGCAAACACCCGCAACTACGTGTTGACAGCTTGGAATGGGGCATTCGTCACGACTGGCACATTCGTTGCCGCCGATGCGACTACCGCAACAACCACAACTGGCGACGTTCGCGGTACCTACGCGGTTCCCGATGCAGCAGATGGCTCCAAGCGGCTGACGCTTTGGGTATTCGTCTTTGACGATGATACTCAGACCGGCCTCTATGGCGTAACACAAGCCTAATGATTGGGGCGGCCTACGGGTCGCCCTAGTTACATGGAGATTGTAATGCGGGCGAAGAAAGATTTTCAGTTCAAGGCTAAGCATAAGAGCCCGAAAGGTGGCTTAAATGAAGCTGGCCGGAAGGCGTACAATGCAGCCACTGGATCGAACTTAAAGCGCCCGCAGCCTGAAGGCGGATCTCGTCGTGACAGCTTCTGCGCCCGAATGACCGGCATGAAGAAGAAGATGACATCTGCCGAGACCGCAAACGATCCGAATAGCCGGATCAACAAATCACTCAGAGCGTGGAATTGCTGATATGCGTGGAAAAAAAAATTTCATTGCCGAGGCTATAAAAAAACCCGGCGCACTTCGTAAGGCGCTTGGCGCTAAAGCTGGCAAGCCAATCCCTGCAGGGAAGCTGGAGGCAGCTGCTAAAGCGCCCGGTAAAATGGGCCAGCGCGCCCGCTTCGCTATGACTCTTAAAGGAATGAAATAATGCGCCCCATAACTGTAACGACATCTGACGCATCAGCTGGCACAAAAAACTCAACGTCGGTCATCATGGATTATTTTGGCAACCCGAACGTGTCTCTTCAGGTCGTAGTTACGGGTACGGTCAATTGGACTGTGCAGCAGACACTGGACAATCCAAATGCTGAAGGCGTGACACCTACATGGTTTAACCACCCAGACGCAAACATGGTCGCGCAGACTGTTGGGCGCCAAGGTAACTATGCCTATATTCCGGTGGCAGTACGCCTCCAGCAAACTTCCGGTAGCGGATCTGCAGCACTGACAGTCGTTCAGGCTGGTCTGAACCAGTAATGTCAACGGGCCTGTACAGCGGCGTATCTGGGCTGGCCCTTGGCACCGGCCTGTACAAGAACGTGTCGGGCCTGTGGGGCGGTGCCAGCGGCTTGGACGCGGGCTTTGGCGGAGGCAGCCCATTTGGCGGCGCGTCGCTGTATCTAGACTTCTTGGCCGGTGCGCCGCTTGACCCCCGCATTACGTTCTCACGCGGCAGCAATGCCACGCTGGTGGATAGCACGGGCAAGATCACTTACGCTCCGGCGAATTTGCTGCTTTATTCACAAGGGTTTGACGACGCAAATTGGACTAAATTAAACGGCACTACAACGGCAGCAAATACAACTGTTGCACCTGACGGCACAACTACCGCCGACACAATTATTGAAGCTGCAACAACAAACATTTTTGGTGTTCGCCAATCTGCATCTTTGCCTGCGGGGTCTACGGCATTTTCGGTTTATGTTAAGCCAAATGGCCGAAATTGGGTCCAATTAAATTGCGCCGCTGGCGGCTCTGGGTCTGCCTTTTTTAATATCAGCACCGGCGCTGTTGGAACCACATCCGGTGCAACCGCATCTATCTCCGCAGCAGCAAACGGCTTTTACCGCTGCACTATTGTGGTGACAGCTACTGCCGGCGCAAACACATTTGACCTTCGCCTTGCAAGCGCAGACGGCGTATTAACTTACGCCGGCAACGGTACGTCTGGCGTATTTGCATGGGGCGCACAACTCGAACCAGTAACCTACCAGACCACACCCGGCACGTACAACCCCACAACGTCAGCGGCATATTACGGCCCGCGCTTTGATTACGACCCTGTAACGCTTGCGGCAAAGGGCTTGCTGATCGAAGAGCAGCGGACGAATTTGGTCACTTATAGTGAGCAGTTTGATAACGCGGCTTGGACAAAAACGGGTTCTACCATCTCGGCAAACGCAACAACTGCACCTGATGGCACGTTGACGGCAGATAAGCTGCAAGTTGCAAACACGACAAGTTCACAAAAAAACGTCGGCCAGACTGTCGGTGCTATATCTACCACTTACGCTGACACGGTGTACGCGAAGGCGTCGGAACTTAGCTGGCTTGTCATCAACCAGTATGACGGCTCTGACCGTCGGACATGGTTCAACCTTTCGAATGGCACTGTAGGCACGACTGCTGCTGGCACTACTGCCACGATTGAAGCCTTATCAAATGGCTGGTATCGCTGCCGCGCTGTCAGGGCTATGGGGACGGGTTCAATCCAGCTAGTGCTTAACGTAGCCGATGCGGACAACAGCGCAGTTTTTGTAGGCACAGTCGGCCAAGGCATCTTCCTCTGGGGGGCGCAGCGGGAAGCGGGAGCATTCGCCACCAGCTACATCCCCACAGTTGCCAGCCAAGTAACGCGCAGCGCAGACGTTGCGACGATGACAGGCACGAACTATTCGTCTTGGTATAACCCAAGTGAGGGTACGCTAGTTGCTGAGTTCACATTCCTACCGCGAACGCTTTCGGGAACAGCCGTGATTGCTTACAACGGTAGCGCCAACGGGCGCTGGAGTTATTTCTCAAGTGCTTCAGCGCGTATGTTTGACGGAACAAATACGGCTATAGCGGGAAGCACTTCTATCCCCAATGCAATAAATAAAACCGCGTCCGCATTGTCGTCTGCTGGAATGGCTATTTCACTTAATGGAGCGGCACCCGGAACCTCGGCCTATGTAGGCACATTTGGTTCGCAGGATGCACTCAATATAGGCAGCCAAAGTGGGGCGGCCTCCATCAACGGCCACATCCGCCAAATTGCGTACTACAACACGCGGCTTCCAGACGCCACGTTGCAGGCACTCACAGCATGACCGACCTATATCTAAAAACCCTGACCGAAGGCGACATGGACGCAGCTTTGCTTGAGGCTGGCGTCATTGACGACGAGGGCAACCCAGTAAACGATTTCTTGGTTGACCAGATCGGGCCATTCACCCGCGACGACGTGGATTATCCCGACTGGCACACCAACTTGCGTGGTAGCTTCGACGAGGATCAGTTGGCTTTGCTGACGCCATTGACCGTTGAACCAACAATACCGTATAGAGTATGGGCTTAAACAGGAGTTTATTATGATCCTTCGTAGATACACAAACGCAAATGGTGACCAGCAGGAAGTTATTCTCTCAAAGGAAGATTGGGAGAAGGTGACTGAAGAGTCGCTGGAAATGATGCTTGGCTTTAAGAAGGCTCCTGCACCAAAGGCTGAGCCTGCCGCTGAAGAAGCGCCTGTTGCTGAGAAGGCCACAGCTAAGAGTAAGAAGTAATGCGTGGACGCAAAGAGTCGCGTGTGAATGAGGCCGGGAACTACACGAAACCCAACCTCCGCAAGCGCCTGTTTGAAAGTATCAAGGCCCGCGAGACTCAAGGCACGAGAGCAGGACAATGGTCGGCCCGCAAGGCCCAGCTTCTAGCTAAGTCATACAAAGCCAAAGGTGGCGGATATGCCGATTAGAAAGCCCCAGCAGTCCCTGAAGGACTGGACTGATCAGAAGTGGACTACCAAGTCTGGTAAGCCGTCCAGCAAAACTGGTGAGCGCTATCTTCCCAAGGAAGCTATAAAATCGCTGACGCCGGCTGAATATGCTGCTACAACCAAAGCCAAGCGGGAAGGTAAGAAGGCTGGAAAGCAGTTTGTGGCCCAGCCTAAATCCATCGCTAAGAAAACGGCGAGGTTCAGATGACAACTAGCGGCACGTACACATTCGGTGACACCGAACAGATTGACATTATCACCGAAGCGTATGAGCGCGTCGGTCGTAATCCCGCATCTCTGGCATCGAATGACATCGATAGTGCGCGCCGCTCTATCAATTACATGTTCTCGGACTGGGCGAACAATGGCCCTAACCTGTGGGCTGTGGATCTCCAAAGCATCACGCTTACTCCCGGAACGCTGTATTACGAGCTCGAACCGCGCACGGTTTCAATCCTTCAGGTGTACACCCGCACCACATCTGGGGGCATTAACACTGACCTGATGATGTCACCGATTAGCCGGGCGGAATACGACGCGATTCCAAATAAGGCGCAGCTTGGCCAGCGCCCGTTCCAATATTATTTCCAGCGCACCATCACTCCGCGTCTGTACATCTGGCAGGCTCCGCAGGATGCTGGCGTCACATTATTCTATCACCGCATGAAAATCCAAGAGGATGCCGGTGAGTTCACCAATAGCATGGATGCGCCAAACCGCTGGATGGAAGCCATTGCATCTGGCCTCGCAGCCAAGCTGGCTGTTAAATTTGCACCTGACCGCCTTAGTTTCCTTCAGGGCTTAGCGGATAGTTCATACGAACGCGCTGCAGCCGAAGATCGCGAAAAGGTTCCTCTGCGTATCACCATTGATCCTTGGAGCTACTAATGCAGTACGGATTCGGGCGTGGTAAAAAACATCGGACGCAACCGAAGTTTGCTGTCAAGTCGCCGCAAGGTCTTGCGATCTGCGACGGCTGCGGCTTCATGGTCCAACACGCGGAGCTGCGACAGAAGCAAGACTATCGCGGCGGATCAACTCCTGTTGGCCTCAGCTTGCGCGTCTGCGCTTCTTGCGATGACGTACCTCAGCCATATTTCAGTCGCTTACTTCTACGAGCCGACCCTATACCGTTGAAAAATCCTCGACCAGATTCGCAGGATGCGCAAACAAACGCTCAGGAAGCCATCGCTAACGAAGAATCACTCTATCTTAACATTCTATATGGACTTGCATAATGGCCAACGTAAAGATCCCTGACCTTACAGCAGCCTCAACCCCGCTTGCTGGGACTGAGCTTCTTGAAATCGTTCAGAGCAGCAACAGCCGCAAGGTGGCAGCTTCTGACATTGCAGCGTCTGCGACGAACGTCCGCACGGTTGCGACTGGTGGTACAGGTGCGGCAACGCTAACGGGCTACGTCAAGGGCAATGGCACGTCGGCTATGACCGCTGCGGCCACGATTCCATTTGCGGATCTTGCTGGGCGTGCGTTTGCTCAGCCATCAAGTACAGCTGACCAGACAGGCAACATCGCTGCCGCTACGGCTGTTACTCTTAACACTGATTTAACAGGCACTGGCATTAGTGTCGTTTCTAGTACGCAGATCACATTGGCTGCCGCTGGCACATACATGCTGGCCCCATCAATTCAGTTCGCTAACTCGGCTGGATCCGACCACACCGCCATTGTCTGGTTCCGTAAAAACGGCACCAATATCGCTAACTCTGCCACGATTATTACCATCCCAAAGGTGTCTGAAGGCGGCGCTGCTGTCTTCTCCCTGAGCTTCTTTGACACCGTCACAGCGGGCCAGTACATTGAGATAATGTGGCTTCCGAGCAATATCGCTGTGACGATTGAGCATACAGCAATAGGTGCCATCGCCCCAGCAATCCCATCAATTATTTGCCCTGTGATGCGGATCGCGTAATGATCGAGCAGCTTATCAGCCGCGTATTCTACGCCCGCAACCTTGCTCACTTTGCTCATTGGCGCGCCAAGGGTGATGGCAGCTACGCCAAGCACAAAGCGCTGGGCAAGTTCTATGACGGAGTAATAGATGCGATTGATCCGCTAGTTGAGGCTTATCAGGGTGCGTATGATCTGATCGGAGCGATCCCAGTTCCCGGTGAAATGGAAAAAGATATTCTGAAATGTCTTGAATCCGATGCCGAATGGATCGAGAAGAATCATGACAAGATCAGCAAGGGCAACCATGCCGTTGGAAATCTAATCGACACTGTTACGGGTGTATATCTTTCTACAATCTATAAGCTGCGGAATCTCAGATAATGGAAATCGACATCAATACCATAATCACCGTCATTGGCTTCATCGGCGGCCTGATAACGGTTTGGGTGAACCTGAACAGCAGACTGACGCTGCTTGAGGCGCGCCTCGGCTTTGGTGACGAGAAGTTCAACGGCATCGACAAGAAGTTTGACGAAGTGATGATGCACCTTCGCCGGATTGAAGACAAACTGGATAACAAGGCTGATCGGTGATGAAGTGGTTCCTGCTGCCTCTTGCGTTTCTGGCGCTCATGGGTTGCAAGGACCGCTATCGGTATGACTGCCAAGACCCGGAGAACTGGCAGGAGGAAATCTGCAAGAAGCCTAAGTGCATTGCCATGGGATACTGCACTGAATGGCTGATAGATACGGGCGAAGAAGAGAATGAAGCCGAGAAGTGAATGGTCGCCAGAGGAACTGCTACGTTTCATTGTCGGCATTGTGTTATCACTGACGCTCACGTTCATCGTGGCGACCGTGCTATATTCGCTGGTGTTTGTATCGCAGCCGATGGAGGGGCAGTCCCCGAATGACGCTGAGTTTTTTAAGCTGATTAACCCGATAGCGACTTTTATCGTCGGGGCATTGGCAGGACTTATGGCAGGGCAGGGCAGCGGCTCAATGACGTCGAAGCCTCCAGAGAAGATCGAAGGAGAAGAAGATGAGCTTCCTAAATAGTTTTGAAAGCAGGCAAGATGGCGTGAACGACACCGTCGAGTTTGTTATCCGCGTGGCAATCGTCACGCTGTCGGCAGTTATCCTCGTGGTCGTACTGGCGCTGGCCGTTGGCCTATTCGTATCAAACGACGTTGTGGACAGCACTGCTATCCTTGAGATGGTAAACCCTGCGTTCCAGACGATCATCGGCGCGCTTGTCGGGCTGCTCGGCGGCCTGAGCCTTAACGCCAATGCACGGGACAAAGAGCCTGAGCCAGAAGCGCCGCTTG